TCTAGCATCGACTAGTTACCCCTGATGGTTCGCGCCGTCAGGGGTTTTTTATTTGGGAGGTTGATTCTAGTCCTTGGCCTTTTCCTTGACCAAACTAGCAGCAGCATGCTTCTCACCGATCAGGTCTTCGCTAATGGTGATGTCCAGCTTGGCAATGGCTGACGGCGACTTGAGATCAAATGCCTGTGGGTAGGACTTCAGCGCCTCGTAGGCCAAGGCATCACTCTTCCAGAACTTGGTCTTGCGCCCTGGGCGCAGTGTCCAGCCTTGGATGATTGATCCCTCAGTGATCTGTTTTTTTGCTGACTCCAGCACTGCATCCGACCATGAGGCTGCAAGCTGCGCCAGTTCAATCATGTCAGGTGTGATTGGCGGCACTTCTAGTGCAAACTCTTTACGGGCGTTGTCCTGCACCTTCTGCCGAATTGACGGGCAGATGGGCTTGGCCTTGCAGTAGCGGCAATTGCTGGTGGTCGGGTTGGTCGGCGCGTCATCGGTCAAGGCTAAGTTGGCGGCTGCCAGCAGTTCGTGGCCATGCGTGATGAGGTCAGTGCCGGAGACTGTCCACTGGCTGTGGCCGGCTCGGGGCTGGAAGATGTGCATAGTGCATCGGATGGACGCTGGTGCATTCAACATGCGCATGACGCCGAGTGCGTAAGTCAGCATTTGTTTGTTGTCCTCGGCATCGACCAGCACCCTTCCGGTTTTGAGATCGATCACATGCAGGTGGTCGCCATCGACCAGCACTGCATCAGCAGTCCCGCCAAGGGCTTGGTGCAGGGTCTTGAGGCCGGCGTCCACATTGACTTCAATCATGCGCTTGCGGGGATTCTCGACCAATGTATTGATGAAGACGGCATACTCGTTGGCCATGTTGAAGTGATCGTCTGGGTGATCCTTGGGATTGACTGCCTCGCCCCTAAGGATTTTTTCGGATAGCTCATGGATAGCCGTGCCGATGGCGGCAGCCTCACCGGCTGGCTCGTAGGGCATCTTCTCTTCAAGCCGGTAAGAGCCTGGGCAGGACATGACCCTGTCCATGCGGGATGCCGAGAGACGGGCGTGCTTGCGGTCAGTGTGCTGCATGTTGTTCCTTGGTTAACTTGGTGATGAGTGCCTTGACCTTCTCGGCCTGTGGCTTGGTGAGGTAATACTCGACTCGCACCAGGCCAGCATCCTTTCGGCGCTGGCGCAGTGCTTGAACTCGTTGGGTGGGTGTGGTGGTCATGGTGATGGGGCCGTAGCCCCGTTTGGTTGATTGGTCAACTACCCTCAAAACCAGCAAGCTGTTTCGCTTGCAGTAATTTTGTCTTGGTAATAGTTCCAGCCCTCAATCCAATCTTTAGATTTAGATTTGTCGCAAGACTCACACAATGCTGCTGCATCAAAACCAATGCGAAATTCTTTGTTTGTAAAATATTTGTTCATGTCGTTTACTCCGTTGTGTTGTTGATTGGGGCCGTAGCCCCGTTTGGTTTATTTGCGTTCTACAGTGCCGACCAGGTTGCCATCCATGATTTCAAACATGATGGTCTTGGCAATGTTGAGGGTCTTGCGTGCGCCTTCAGTGTCGCCATGAGCCATTTGCTCCTGGGCATCTGACATCAGGCCAGCAACAATCATGTTGCCGCCTGTGAACTTGTAAGTGACGGAATCTTTAACTGATGCAATGTATGCGTCAATGTTGGCGAATCCGTACATTTGTTCGTTGCGGTTTGTTTGTGTTGCGTTTGTCATGTCGTTTACTCCGTTGTGTTAATGAGCCTCTATCTTAACTCTGTTTCCGGTAACGACAAGACTTTTTTCAACTATTTTGTAGGGACAAACCCTTAGATGATTTGATTCACGATGTTCTGCTTTTTTAAGACCTTGCCCAGCACATTGTGGTCGAGTGATGCCCTGATCGTCAGCAGGTAGATCACCGGCTTAACGCCTGACTTGTTGATGTTCTCCACCCTGCTGGACGCCTGCTCCAGTGCAGAGGTTGACCAAGTGCATTCGACAAAGACGATGGTGTCGGCTGCACTCAGGTCAACCCCCTCAGACATGGCCGCAATGTTGCCCACAATCACTTTGGTATGGCCAGACTGAAATGCGGCAATGTTCTCTGTACGCTTGGTGGCCGGAGTGTCGCCTACCACCACCACCGGCTTGTGGTCTTTGAGTTCCTCAACCAGCCCATGCACCACATCCTTGTGATGCGCGAACACCACCACCGGCTCACCGGATTGCAGCAGATCGCTGATGAATTCAGATGCCGCCTTGATCTTGCGCATCCCTGCCTCACGCATGATCTCGGCCAGCCCCTCAAAGGCCATCAGGGCGTTTGGATTGGCGACCAAGGCATCTGCATCAAACTGCTGCTCACGCTTGTCTACGGGCAGGTCAAAGGTCACCAGTGACACCTGTGGCTGCTTGTAGTCCATGAAGATGTCTTCCTTCTTTCGGCGCAGGACAAAGGGCCGCATCAGTGCTTTCAGTTCGGGTATGTTGCTAGCACCTGAGACATCCAGCCCCCAGGGCGCTGACCACATCTTGGCGTAGCGTGCGGCAAAGTCAAACCAGCCGCCCCTATAGATGCCCAGCCCGTGCAGGATGGGCCAGAGTTCGATGGGCCTGTTGGGGATGGGCGTGCCGGACAGGGCATAGACCCTGTCGATCTTTTTCATCATCAGCATCGCCGCCTTGGTGCGGATGGCCTTGTTGTTTTTGAGCCTGTGGCACTCGTCAAAGACCACAGTTTTAATTCCAGTAAAAGCCGTGACACTGCTCAGGATGTCGTAGTTCACAATGGTCACGCCAGAGCAAATAATCTCTGCCGCCTGCTTCTTGCCGGTGATGACTTTGACGGGGATGGATGGGTCGAGCTTAAAGAAAGCCGCTTCCCAGACAGTCTTGGCGATAGCTGGGCAGACAATGATGGCCGGCAGGTGTTGCAGGGCCGCCGCTGCCGCCGGCAGGGTCTTGCCCACCCTCGGCTGGTCGGCAAGGATGGCTCGCCTTTTGTCCAGCAGGAACTGCTTGGCCTCTTCTTGGTGGGGGAACAGTTTCATCGTTTTCCTCGTTTTCAGCGGTTTATGGAATCTTGATTGTGGCCGATAAAAAAACAACATGCAACATTTATTTGTGCTAAAGTGCAATTGTCTGACCGCCTTGGTCAGGCTGAAAACCTGAAAACGATCAACCAAAAGGAAACGATCAAATGTCAACAAGAGTCACAACCGGCGAGGTGCGCACCTCCTACTTCTCAGGCTTGCAGAGCCGCAAAAATGAGATGAATGGCAAGGATGAGTTCTCCACTCAGATCCTCATTCCAAAATCCGACAAAGAAACGCTGGCCGCTTTGAAGGCAGCAGCCAAAGAGGCGCTGGTCGCCAAGTTCGGTGACAAAGTGCCGAAAAACATTCGCAACCCTCTACGGGATGGCGACACTGAAACCAAGACAGACGGGTCGCCATTGGGCAAAGAGTACGCCGGCCACTTCTTTTGCAATGTCAAAAGCACCGCCAAGCCTGGTGCTATTGACGCCCACGGCAATGACCTGATTGGCGCTGACGATATTGTCAGTGGCGACTATGTGCGGGTGAGTCTCAATGCCTACGCCTACTCGCAGGCTGGCAACAATGGCGTGTCCTTTGGCCTGAACAACATCTTGTTGCTCAAGAAGGGTCAGCCTCTGGGTAGCTCTAAGCCAAGTGCCGCTGATGACTTCGGCATCGGCAAGTCGGCTGCACCAGCCGCCGCTGCCGCCGAGTCCTCAGACTGGTGATTTTTGATCAATCAGCTTGAGCAGCGCCTGCTCAAGTTGGTTGACTGACTCCCAAAGGGGCTTGACCGACCCTGACATCCAGCGGCTCACCTGCGGCTGCTGGATGCCAGCCTCACGGCATACGGCATTCATCCTGATGCCATGCTCTCTGGCCTTATCCCGAATATCTTGTACTGATTGCATAGGTGTATTTTAGCAACAACAGATCAATTTATTGACTACTATGCGAATTAGTTTATTTGCCGTAAACTTCGTGACACTATTAACTCAAGGGGATAACATGAACAAATTAAGCAATCGTGCCGATGCGGCACTGGACTATCTGCTGTGCTTGGTAATCGGCTGCGGCTTGGCTGCGGCACTGGTGGCGTGGTGGTCGGCGTGAACGAAACACCGCCCCCATCGCTGAACAAGACACTCGGGGTTTATGTACCCCTTGAACTGAAACCTTTCACAGGCCGACCTGGTGCTATGGACGCATTCAAGCTGCCATCCTTGATTGGCAATGTGCAGGTCTTCAGGAAAGATGCAGACAAGCTATGAGTGATGTAATCCTTAAGCCAGCGCTGGTGGCCGCTATCGAACTGATGGACGATCTGCTGAGTCCAGAGGTCTATGGCCATGCGATACCGGAAGACGCCCATATAAGGGCTTTCGTGGTGCGTGCTATGCTGCGCCGCGAGTACACCCGCACGATGCAAGATGCGCGGACTAAAGCCGGTCTATAGAGCCGCCATCATCCGGCTGCTGAGCATTGGCCCGTTGAGTGTGGCCGAGATCGCTGTGCGTCTGCCATGCGCCTTGGCCACCGGATACGACAATGTCAGAGCATTACGCAAGGCCAAGGTGGTGCGGGTGCATGGCTATGAAAAGTCCGGCAACATGACCACAGCCCTGCTGACGATGGGGAGTGAGCCGGATGCACCAAGGCCGCTGTCGTTCACCGCCGCCGAGCGTATGCGCAAAAAGCGCCACAAGATGAGCGCTGACGATAAGGATTTTCTGAATGCACGCCGCCGCCAGAGGGGTCGAAAGATCAAGATCGACCCACTGACAGCGGCATTTTTTGGGGGGATGCGTTAGGGGGCGACCATGCCCAGAAGCCCCAATTGTTGGAGCTTGCGCATCTCTTCATCTTGCTGTGCAGCCAATAGGTCTGGGGCTGCCGCCCCCATCGTGGCCGCAACCGCTGCACTTCTGCGGAATGGATCAAAGGCTGCGAAGCGGGAGCGAATATCGTCTGGGTTAAAAGTTACGGCAACTTCTGATTCTGGCCTGTAAACACCACTCTGACCAGATTTTCTAAAAGAATCTATTGAGTCCTTGTTAAAGGATGACAGCATTCTTTGATGAGCTGCTGAATTTAATAGAAGCGGCATTACATTCGGGGAACTTTCAATCCCAGCGCGGCCTTTGTCGGCAGCACCAAATGCATAAGTGGACGCACTTGCTGGGTTGGTGCTTGAAAATACACCCTCAATAATTTTGGTTCGTTTCGGATCAAGTGATGCAATAGATGGCGAGTCTGTCCCATGAAATGTTTCCAGGTCAAACCCCATCGCCTTAGCCCTCTGCTCTGCCGTGTTGCTACCAAGCAAACCAAGGCCACCCTGCTCAACTGGCAATGCAGCACGCTGTTGGGCCAAGTCTAGGGCGGCTTGTTGGGGGGCTTGAGGTGACTGCTTTTCAACAGTCACGGGGACTGAGCCTTTGGGCTTCCCAGTGTCAATGCTGAAGTCCATGCGGCCACTTGGAAACTCGTCATCAAGGTTTAGCAAAGAAGGCTTGACGCGCACTGGAACAGCAACATCGCCATATCCCGTATTTGTTGTTTTTTCAGTTGTGAGATAGACACTTGGCTCACCAGCAGATCTTAATCTGCCAGACTTTGTAATCTGTTCGGCGGCTGTTTTATTGGTGTGGTGGAAGAGCGTAACAGTGCCGTCTGCGTTCAGCGGCAAACCTGTAATTAAATCAGTTTTTCCAATATTTTTAATGCTCGCACCAACTGGCAAGCCCTTGGTCGCCATAACACCACGCCCAGCAAGTCTTGCCGCTGGCCCAGCCATTGGAGCCACCGCCAGCGCCGCATCAAGTGCCTCTGGCCTCATGCGGGTCGTGCCGCCAAGGCCGCCAGCACCAGTAAACAATGACCGGCCAGATGGGTCATAAGACAGACGATCCAGAGTCTGGCTGATTTCTGGAGCCATCAAAAACTTTGAGATGCCCTGCATCTGCTGAGTGCGCCGTGGATCGTACCCCTGCGCAATGAAATCAGACAGCAACCCCAAGATTTGATTTCTTGGGGTCGCGCTTATCGTTGACTTCAACAACTCTTCGTCATCAAGCAGGGCCATGATGTTCCTTATGGTGCAGGTTACTGATTCAAAAGGCTGGTCAAGCCTGATGCACCAGTTATCGGCAGCAGTCTCTTCAAAAGCTCTTGCGTAGCCAAGTCAGTGCCTGGTGCAATGCCACTCTGCAATCCTGTTGCCAAGTTGGCAGCCGGCTGAGATGTGTAAGCACGCGCTGCAATGTTTGTCGGCGCTGCCAGCAACATGCTCAATGGTGTCACCTCCATTGACCTGGTCGCAGTCCCAGAGTCGCCAACAATTGGCTTGAATGCTTGGGCAAACCTTGCGGCCTCATACATTGGCGTTTGGTTAGAGCCAAACACAAAGCCTTGTGGGTCTTTACGGGTCAATGCGCTGGCCAAGTTCAAGCCCGACACATTGCCGGTTGATGGATTGACCACACCTTGGTTTGACCGGATGGTCATCAGGTTGCGATAGTTGGCTCGGGCTGTTTGGAATGCGGCCTGTTGTTCTGCCGACAAACCTTGCGCCAGTGCATCGTCAATAATTTCCTTCATCTGGAACAAAGCACTGCCAAGCTCACGATCACCCATCGCTGTGGTCATCTCGTTTTTGGCACGCTTACCAATCTTTGACGATAGAGTCTGCAACTGGTTGCCGCTGGCCTCACCCTTGGCGGCCAAGTCTTCCAATTGTTTTACAAAGATATTGCTTTTTAGCGGCTGAGTAGTCAGGCCCTCAAAGGCGTTGTCAAGAATATCAATGCCGGTTTTGATGGTATTGCCATCCAGCCTTTTGACTTCGGGGCTTGCGACTTGGCGATATACACTGCTGATTTGACGCTGTGCTTGAGCCAACTGTGGATTGCTCAACTCATCTGCATTGACGCCAATGGCTTGCGCTGTGGATCGGTTGAGGATCTTTTGATTCTCAGCCTTGAGCGTATTGAATGGCCCAGAGGTAAATGGGCTGGACTCCATTCTGGCTTCCATCTGCTGCAAAGACCGAGAGCCGGTTTCCTGACCAGGTGTTGTGCGAAATCCCATTTGTTTGCCACGGGTCAGAATGGCCTGTTGCGCAGCAGTCAGTCCGGCTGATGTGTCCGGCCCGACAGCGCCAAGTGTTGAGCCGCCGCCAGTACCTGTGGCGGTTGGTGTTGTGGTGACATTGACTTGAGCGCCAGCAGTGCTTGGCTGACCAGCCACTGGTGGTGGTGGTCTAGTTCCAAAAAGTGCCTTTGACAACTTGTCTGCGCCGTATCCAGCAAGGCCGCCAAATGCCGTGCCAGCACCCATTTGCTCAACTTTCTGGGCAAAGAATTCTGGGTTGGTCATACCCTGTGGCCTTGTTTCAGTGACAAGGTCAGACATTGTTGTGTCTCTTGATGGTGGTGTGGCCACTGGCTGCAAAGCTCCGCTGACTGCGCCACTGATAGCACCAGCACGCACTGGCGCTGTCGCCGCACCAAGCAGACCGATTGCCCTTGTCGTTGGGATCAATGTGCCAAGAATGTTGCCGCCTACACGGCCCACATCGATTTCACCTTGACGCATCTGGCCTTGGCGAAAGTTTCTCTGGTAGTCAATCTCGGCCTGACGATTGATGTCTTCAACTCGTCTGCGCTCAGATCTAAAAAAGTCCTCCATGCCTGATCCAGATGGAGAGATTGCTTCAAGGCCACGGGTCAGCAATTGAGCGCCAGCGTCAGGGATGTCGCGCAAACCACGAATGACTCCACCGACAGGAGAATTCAAAATCTTTGATTGGAAAGACTCAGGGACTTTTCCAGCCGGTGCTGCAACTGGTGCAGCCGCCGGCACTTGCAATGTCTGAATTGCTTTGATGATGTCGGCATCGGACATGCCCTCTGGAAAAGCGACTGGCCCAATGTTGGGGATTTGAACAATTTTGTCAGCCATTTTTTTACTCCGCTACATAACGCAAAACACCAGTCACTGGATCTCTGACAAGTCGAGGAGTACCAGCCTGTGGCCTTGCAGCCACTGCTTTTTCAACTTGCTTGTAAGCTGGGCCAGCACGCACAATCATTGCTAGTTCGGTATCGCGTCTAGCGCGTTGTTTTTGAGCAATGGTTTGTGGGCTATCACTAGCTTGTGGGAAATATTTGGTAATCTCTTTTTCCATTTCTTCCACGCCAATCACTGCGCCTGACTCTGGCCGCAAATTGGCTGTGACCCAGTTTTCTTGAGCTTGGCGATATTGCTGGCGGCCACTTGTTTCAAATACATTGGCCACTCCAGTAGTCAAACCAGCACTCGGGATGGAGCGCATGATTGCCTGAAACCTGCCAGGTCTTCCATATGCCTGCTCAAGCGTAATTGGTTTTTCAGTAGCTGGATCAATTATTGGTTGACCATCAACACCTGTAACCGGCTGATTAAAGATGTCCGTTGACTGCTTCATACGGAATGCAAAGCCAGCAGACTTGGATTGATCTTCAGTGGGTTTAGCGCCAGCGCCTTGCAATTGAGTCCCACCAGCGCCCATAACAGGCATGGATAGAGCGCCTGGCGCTTTTGGCACATACATCAGACCATCTGGCCCTTCTTTAATGTCAAAGGCATTGCGGTCAAATTCGGCTTGGCGCAAACCAAGACCAGCTCGAGCCACGCCTAAATTGCCTTGGGCTATACGCAAGTTGGCTTCCTCGCTTGGAGACATCCCCATTGCATAAGACTCGTTACCGGTCAATTTTGATTTATCAATTGCGATCATTTTATTGTTCAAGTTTTGCAGAACAATCTCTCGCTTAGGGCCAAAGCCCTGCAAAGTTTGCAAAGCACCAGACTTCATTTGCTGCACTAGCAATGGCTTGCCATTGGCGTCAGTCACTTCAAACGGCTGACCACTAACTTCAGCCCGTGGGTTGAGTTCTCTTGCAATGTCCATGAATCTTTTTGCGTCTTCACCCTTACCAGCACTTGTCGATATTTGCGCTGCCCTGCGATATTGAGCCGCCAACAATTCATCAGCAGATGGTGGTGGAATGTTTGCGGCCAGTTCTGCTCTGGCATTTGTTGGGCCAAGCTGCATGTTGGGGGCCATCAATGCTTGCTGCTGCGGAGACAGCATGGGAGGTGCTTCTGCAAATACACCCGCAATTTGCTTTTGCAAATCTTGGGCGGTTTTAGCCTCCTGCAACTTCTGGTTAAGCAACAGATCCTGCACCGACCCAGCACGCGCCTGTTGGTAGCCCTGCTGGCCAGCTTGCAGAGCCGAGCCAAGGGCTTGGCCAAGGCCGATGGGGGTGGTGCTGCGGCCACTGGCTTGCAGCAATGCAGCCGCCGCTGATAGGGCTGCATTACGATTCATCAGCTTGCGCTGATCTTCGTTGAACAGCGCATCAAGACCAGTGGGCGTGCCGCCCTGCATGCCGCCAAACATGTTGCCAAAATTTGCAAAGTCAAATGGTGTTGACATTTTTATCCCCTTAACCTAATGCGCCCAAAAGACCACCAGCAATTGCGCCATAAGGGCCAAACATTTGGCCGCCAGCCAAAGCACCACCCAAAGCACCGGATGCGACATTGCGGCTGTATGGAGTTTGTGTAGTGCCACCCAAGTTGGCAGGGTTTGCACCCAAGCTGGACTGCACAATGCCGAGTTTTTGCAAACCGATGTTGCGGATGGCATCCAACTGCTGCTGCTCAAAAGCCTGACGCGCACCGCCAAGTGCCATTACATTCTGGCCGCCTTGGAGGTTTTGACCCCGAGCGTATTGAGCCAACTGTGCCGCTTGGCCATAGCCCTGATTGCGCAGGTTTGCCGATAGGTCAGCGGCCTGCTTCAAGGCAGCGGCATTGGTCAGTGAGGATTGCACACCTTGGCGTGATCCACCAAAGGCTCTGGCTTGTGTGGCGGCCTGACGATCTCTCAGGTCTTGCATCTGGCGGCTTGACTCAATGTCGCCAAGGCTGCGGTCAATGACCTCCTGCTGGTACGGATTCATAAAGGCGTTGATGTCTGCCCCGCTGAATGGGGTCAGTGACTGGTTGACGATCTGCTGCTCACCAGCTTGGTACAGGGGGTTGTAGCCTGCAAACTGTTGAACGGGCAATGCCCCTGCGACACCTTGAGCCTGCTGAAAGTTTGTGAGAAACGCACTCTTGATGTCAGGATCAATTGAGGTTGTCGATACTGAGTTTCCACCTTTAGACATTTTTTTCCCCTTAGCCGAGTAAAGATTTCATTTTTTTGGCAGGAATCTTGCCATCGTTGATCATGTCCAGCAGCCCTTGGCCGTACTTCTTGACCGCTGATTTTTTGATGACATACTCGCCAAGCTGCAACATGCCAGCGCCGTCATCTGGGCCTGGTGGGTTGGGGCCACCAACTCGGTCAACAAGGCCGCCCATAGCCAGCGCAGGAGTCCCCTCACTTTGACCGCTAATGTCTCCACCACCAATGCCTTCACCACCGCCGCCACCAGTATCTGGTGCAGCATTCATTTGAGTCTCTTGACGAGCCGACAGATCATTTAGAGCCTGATTAACAGATTGTTGTTGAGCCTCTTGTTGCGCAGCCGCAGCATTGATTGCATCGGCCTCTGCTTGTGTAGCAAAGCCAAAGTCGTTCATTGGATTCTTACCAAAATATGTCCCTACATCCTCCACAGGTGCTGGTGATTGCGGCTTACCTCCTAGTAGGCCGACTAATCCACTACTAATCAGACCTGTGAGACTAACTTTTGATATGTTTGTCAGAAAGTCGTTGATCTGCTGATTACGCGCACTTTGCGCGGCAAACTCTTCTGGCGTAGTGGGAGCAATTGGCCCACTTGGAGCGCCGCTACCACCACCGCCCATACCACCGCCGCCCATGCCGCCACCGCCAGCGCCGCCCAAGTTAATCAGACCTGATCCACTCATGCGCCTGTAAAGCGCTGGGTCGTATCCACCGATGGCAACACCTGCACCTGTGTACGGATTCATGGTCGGCGTCATTTGCCCCATGATTCGCTGGTACGGGGTGAGGGTAGTCGGTAAATTACCCAGTAAGGACTGCTGATATAACTCGTCAATTGTTGCCATTTACAACTCCTTTGCAAGTACAGACCACTGTGGGCTGTAACCTTCGTCTTTTAAAAATGTCTTTGCCCAGCCCTTGCGGCCTGCCAAAGTCACTCTGGTGCAGCCAATCGACTTGCCCCAGGATTCGATCATTGGTCGCATCCGTGAGAGTTCATCTAGGTCGCCACCAGCCAAGAAGTAGTGCAAATTCTTGAGTCGCGGGTAGACAATGATCTCTGTCAATACCACCGAGTTTGAGGCCGGCCACAACTGCAATCTGTGATCCTCAACCATCTCGGCAACATCGTCAAAATTATGTGTGCCTCCAGAGTATTCTAAAGCAGCCTCCACATGGTGGCGTAGTCTCTTCAAATGCTCAAAATCACTCATCGCTTGCCGCTGGCCACCGCATCCAGCCGCATCACCCCGATGCGCCAATCAGCCAAAACCGCACCCGTCACTTTGACATTGACCTGTCGCGCCATAAACCGGACATCCGTAGGGTTGGCGGCCGTGTATGGCCCAAAGGTGGACTGAGCGCCCGTGGGGTAATTGCGGGTCTTGAATGAAACCACCGCCTCGCCAAGTGTCTGCTCGTCTGGGACAACTTGCCGCACAGACATCAGGTTGTCGCCGTTGCCAAGCTGCACCGGCCCAGACTCAGCGTAGACGCTCGCGCTGTCATAGGCAAAGCCCACTTCATGCTCGTAGATGTAGCCATCGCTTGATACCAGCAGCGGGTTGGTGAACACACCCGCATCAGTGCCAGCAGTACGGGCCAATGAGCCTATGTTCCAGTGGTTTTCGCGGTAGTTGTAGGTGACATAGCTGTCATTCTCATTGCTGCCGCTGCTAGGGTAGTACCACCAGATCTCACCAAACTGGCTGTTGTGGACAGCGTAGACCTTGGATGCCTGGTTATAGTTGATGTTGTTAAAAATATAATCTGAGACTTCGCAAGGCAAGGGCTTGACATATCCGTCATAAGTCCAGAAACCGGACTTGCTCATCCAGATGGCCGCCGTGTCGATGGCCGCCACAGATTGAGCCGATATCAGGCCGCAGCCAGATCCGGCCTTCTCAAAGCCATAGACAAATGGTGCGCCAATGTACACCGCCGTGTGTACATCCACATCGGTGAACAGCAGGTTGACGCCCTTGACGCGCTTGCCGGCCAGCAGAGTGCCAGGGGTGGCCAACTCAAAATCACCCGCCTGATTGGTGGCCGCAGGCGTCCAGACTGTATTGTCCTCTTGGTCACACCACTGCACCTTGCGCGGGTTGCCGCCAGCGCCAAGGGCAAACAGGATTCGCTCGGCAGTGACCAAAAGAGCCTTGTTGCCCGTTGGAGCGTTCGTGATGGCCGCTGCCAAGGTCGGGGTTGTAAAGCCAAGTTGCCACTCGTACAGCTTGCCGTCAGCGCTTGAACAGGCCACCAGATACTCGCCCCATGTGTCAAGTGACCATGTGGTGGCGGGGATCAGCCCACCAAGATCAGGTCGAGCCACGCCATAGGCATATGAGCCATAAGTGCCGTAGCCATAGCCGGTCTTGATCGTGGCATCGGCAATGCCGGCAGTAATGCCGGTTGGGGTGATTTCTTTGAGTGTCCCCGCCTCGTTCATGGCGTACAGCTTGGATTGTGTACCAGCGGCAATCCAGCGCTCTGCACTGTTGTCACGCCAAGTGATGAAACCCCTGCACAGACCCGTCATCTGGCTTGCCGAGCGCTTCCTCCAGCCGCCCATAGGCCGCAGGGTGTTCTCGTACCAGCGCACCAGATTCGCGTCATACCAGCGGCCTGCTGCTTGGTACTCCGTGCCGTTCCTGTAAATGCCTGGTGGTAATTTGAGTGGGATGTACATGGCTATATTGTCGGTAGGTTAGAGACAAAGCTCATCGTGACGATGGCCGATGGCACTGCTGGCCGTGTTGGGCTGGCGCTGGCAGCGTACTGCTCAATTTGAACACCGATGTCGGTTGTCCTCCACATGATTTCAACATAGTCACTTGCATTTAAGCTCAAGAAATAATTCATGGCCGCAATGGTGTGATATGGATCACCAGCACCCTTTCGGGGCGCAAAGCCAAACCTGCTGTTTGAGTTGGCCGCATTTGTCCCATTGACCCGAAACCAGACATCCACATCCTGCGAGGCATTTGTCGTATTTGTAAACTGAATGGAAAACTGCAAGTTCCAGATACCGCTGTCGGCCACTGTGATTCGACTGCCGCTGGCCATTGTCACGCCATTGGAGAAGTCTGTCGTGTTAAATGTGACGGCATAGGCCGTGGTGGTGTTGGCTGCCGTCTGGTCGGTTGAGTCCTGAAAAGCCCCGTAGGGATTATTCATAAACTTGCCGCCCCTTGGCCCAAACAGTGAGCCAAGGACGGAAGTCAGTTTTCTGGAGAAATTGTTTAGTGCGCCGTTGTTCTCGTTCAAGTTCCGGCGCTCGTACACCTCTGGTGGATAACCCAGAGGTGACAGTGAAGGTGTCTCTAATTGTTGCTTGACATTGGCCATGACATGATTATTTCACCTTATGCGGTCAAAACACCAAGGGCCGTGTTGATGTGCGCCACCCTGTCAGCCAAGCCGATCACGCCGCCGTTGATCTTTTTTGTCATGCCTGTAAAGTCTTTGGCGTCTGCCTCTTTGTTCAGGCCGCGCTTGTTCCAGTACCAAGCCGCTGTCAGGGCTGCGTATTCTTTGGTCAGCACAAGGTCAGGGTCAGCGATAAAGTCCACGCCCAAGGCGTCTGAGGCCAGCCGGTAGTTGTCTTTGCCAGTCAACTGGATCAGGCCACGGCCGCGGTACTTCCAGCCATCGCCCTCATCTAGGTTGCCCATCCGGCCAGAATAGACCTTGTTGGCAATCTTCTCAGGCTGGCGGTGGTAGGGCTGCGCCTCGGCTTCAGACGGGAAACGGCTGGGCCATGTGGCGTTTAAGCCCTTGGCGCTGTAGTTCAGGTTCTCTTGCAGGGTCTTGAAGTTGGCCGACTCATGGGCGCACTGGCCGATAAATGCCGCTTGGCGCTCTGGTGTGTTGATCTCAAAGCGCTCAAACGCCGCCGTCAGTGGGTCGAGCCATGACGGGTCAATGTGCATTTCGACAAGCTGGTCTTCGGTCATTTCACTGGCCCTGACTTAGAAAGAAGGTCTGTCTTAGCTTGTGAGCCTGCGGATGATCCAAAGTAATAGGCGACTATTCCAGTCCATGCCGTAGAAAGACTGCCCAACATCATCAGGATGGTTGGATTATTTCCATCCACTTTCCCGATCATCATCATAATTAAAATACTAAAAAATCCAATCGTAATGATTGCAGCCAGCGCAGGTGGCACGATTGATCTGGTGGTGGCCTGCATTTCCCGTGCAGACTTCCTGTCCTCGACTTCCAGCTTTTCAAAGTTCAGGCCAAGCTCTTGCGCTTGCTTTTGCAATTCGATCTCAGCAATCTTGACTTGAGCAATTTGCTCTGCTGACAGCTTGTTGTTAGAGATCAGGTCGCCCACCTTGTCAGGGTCAACCCCGATGGCCTTGGAGATAGCAGACACTGCCATGCCAGCCAGTGGGCCGCCCATCGCCGTGGCGATTGTCGGCGCGATTTGTTTAAGCCAGTCCATATTATTGCCCTTTACTTTTACTCAGCATCGTTGCAGCTATCTGCAACATTGCTTTTGTTTGCTCTTCGTCAATTGGCTTTTCTGCCCATCCGACTGTGATCTGGCCGACAAAACGCCCTGGCTCCGGTGGCACGGAAATACGGCATGTGTAGGCCACACCCCTTGCTATGTACCACAAGCCCATTTCTGATTGTGCAGATTTGTATTCTCCACAAGGAATCTCGTTTGCAAGCAATTTAACAATGTCGGCATTGTTACTTTGGTTGGCACTGAACAGCCCCACATCCAGCCCATCGTTTGTTTTGTCCCGTCCATTCTTCCCATAAGCCCGATACAGAATGCGCGTGCCAAACATGCTGTTGACTTTGAACACCGCCACCACCAGCGCACCGGACTGCTTGAACAAATGCGCGGCTGCATCCTCAACCCTGTCCTCTGCAATCGTTGGGATCTTCTTGGATTCCTTGTACGCGCCGATCAGCAGGTCTTGGTTTGTATATACAAAGTAGCCAGCAAAGGTCAGCACGGCCATCAGCACCAATGCGAACAGTCTGAAAGGGCTGGATACATAGGCCA